CCAAGGCCCCGGCTTCGGCTGGGGCCATCCATTGGGGACACCATGGAACACCAAGAATTCCCGAAGCTGCTCTACAAAGGCGGCGACATCCATGCAGAGTACGTGATCGTTCACGACGAAGCCCAGGAAGATGCTGCAGAAGGCTTTGAGGTCGCAGACCTCGACCCTGACAAGCCTGTGGCTGACGCACCGAAGAAGCGCGGTCGTCCTGCAAAGGCTCAGTGATGGCAACGGCGCTCGACAGCATCAAGCGGGCCATGCGTCTGATTGGTGTTCTTTCCATTGGTGAGACGCCTTCTGACGACGAAGCAGCGGATGGATTGACCGCGCTCAATGCCATGCTTGACTCGTTCGCCAACGACAAGCAGGTTATCTATGCGCCGTCGTTGGATGTCATCGCCTGGGCCCCGGCGACTTCGAGCTACACCGTCGGCCCGACAGGGACCGTCGCCACGGTGCGTCCGGTCTCTCTGCTGACCAGTTGCTACTTCGATTGGGGCGACGTGAGCTACCCGCTTGAGCCTATCTCTGTCGATGAGTACAACGAGATTTCGCTGAAGGGCCTGAACACCACGATCCCGCAATACATCTGGTGCAACCCCACGTTCCCGGACAGCACGATCACCCTGTGGCCCACGCCAGCCACGGCAATATCGGTCAAGTTGTGGTCTACCAAGGTTCTTCAGTCGATCCCAGCGCTGACGACGGACCTTCCGCTGCCTCCTGGCTACAAGGATTTCATCGATTTCAACCTGGCCGAACGCCTCGCGCCTGAGTACGAGCGACAGGTTCCGATGGCGGTGGCAAAGCACGCCATGCTGACCCGCAAGACGCTGGCAAGGACGAATTTCGTCCCGCTGCAGATGTCTTACCCCGCCGCGAGCCTGCCGCACAACGGCCAGTTCAACATCTACTCGGGCCAGCCGCTGTGAATCTGCGCCCGATCCCTCTGTTTGGCATTGGCAACCAAGCCAAGTCGGTCAATGTCAACGATCAAGAGCGCCTGAACCTCTACGTTGAGGTGAACGAAGACCCGGAAAAGCATGTCCTGACCATGTACGGGACGCCTGGCCTTCTGGCTTTCGTGGACTTTGGTGCTTTCCCCTCCCGTGGTTGGTATCAGCTCGGCAACTTCAACTACATCGTCAACCGGGACAAGTTCTACCGTGTGGCAAACGATGGTAGCTACACGCAAGTTGGCACGCTGAACACCGATTCTGGTCGGGTTGACATCTCCGATAACGGCGTTCAGATCATGATTGTGGATGGCCCGAATGGGTACATCTACGGCGTGGAATTGACGCCAAAGACCATCTCCACGATCACCCGAGTAGGCACCACGGCCACGCTAACCACGGCAGAGCCGCATGTTCTTTCGACGGGAATGCAGATCACGGTGTCTGGCGCGTCCCCCGCTCAGTACAACGGCACTTTCACAATCACCGCCACAGGTGCCAGTACGCTGACATATGTGATGGCGAGCGATCCCGGGTCGTCTGCCTCACCTGTTGGTTCTTATGTCATTGCATCTGCCTTTGCGCGGATCTCTGACGCGGATTTCCCCGGTGCAGATACCGTCACCTTCCTAAATCAGCGGTTCATCATCACCGAGCCCAATTCGGGCAAGTTCTGGTGTTCTCAGTTGATTGATGGTTCATCGTTTGATGGGCTTGATTTTGCGACTGCTGAGTTCGCGCCTGACAACCTTGTCAGATGCATGGCCGACTCGGGGCAGTTGTACCTGTTCGGGGTGACGACGACGGAGATTTGGGGCGATTCTGGGGCTGCAGATTTCCCCTATGCAAAGGTCGGCGGTGGCGCTGTTGAGTGGGGTCTTGAGGCTCGCTGGAGCTTGGCGAAGTACATGAACTCCATGGCTTTCCTGGGCCGAAACAGGCTTGGTCAAGTGCAGGTTTGCCTGATGGCGGGCGCTCAAGTTCAGCCGATCAGCAACCCACAAGTTGAAGCCGAATTCACGACCTATGGCGACACGTCGAACGCGACGGGATTCGCCTACATGCTCAATGGGCATCCGTTCTACCAGATCAATTTCCCTACCGTTGGTAAGTCCTGGCTGTACGACGGCCAATCGCGCTCTTGGAGCCGCCTGGAGTCGTATGGAGGTCTGCATCGAGTGCAAGGCACGGTCCAGTTGCTTGGAACGATCTACGGGGCGGATTTCCAGAACGGAAAGCTCTACAAGGTTGAGCCCGACATCTATACAGACGATGGTCAGATGATTGTTCGTGAGTTCGTCTCGCGGCATCAGTCGGTTGGCGATTTCACATTCATCCCGGAGCTTTGGCTTGAGATGGAGTCCGGTGTAGGCCTCCAGTTGGGCCAAGGAGCCGACCCGCAGGTGATGATGCAAATCTCCCGCGATGGTGGACACACCTGGGGAAATGAACTGTGGAGGTCTTTTGGTCGTGTAGGCCAGTACCTCTACCGAGCAGTTTGGAGACGACTCGGCAGGTCTCGTGATTGGGTCTTTAAGTTCCGCGTGACTGACCCTGTGAAGGTCGTCTTTGTCGCTGCCTGGGGGAGGGTGACGAAGTGAGCTACGAACTCCCATCCAATGATCCCCTTGTTGATGAGCGCCGCATGTCGTACCGGACATGGATGCAATGGCAGTCAACGACCCACAACTATGTGCTGAGCATTCCTCAAAGCGGCTCAACTTCGAATCGGCCCGTCTCTGGTCTATGGATCGGTCGCCAGTTCTATGACACATCGTTGAACAAGCCGGTTTATGTGTCTGCCGTGAATCCGACGGTCTGGCGCGATGCTTCGGGGGCTGTAGTTTGATCTCCTACAAGTTCGATCTGGTGACGATGAAGCCCGTCACAACGATGCGCCAGAAGGTCGAGACGTTGGAGCGGTCCATGTACTCCATGCCGCAGGCTGAATGCCCTGTGCGGCACTACTTCGCCAACGGCATGTATGCGCGGGAAATCACGATTCCAAAGGGCGTGACGCTGATTGGCGCAGTTCACAAGTCCGAGAACTTGGCCATCTTGTCCAAAGGCAAGTTGGAGCTTGTCACTGATGCAGGGACTGTGACGCTTGAAGCGCCTTGCACTGTGACGGTGAAGCCGGGAACGAAGAACGCCGCTCTTGCGCTGGAAGACGCGGTGTGGACGAACTTTCTCCCTAACCCTGACAACGAGACCGACACCGACAAGCTGGTCGAAGTGTTCACGCATTCCAAAGCCTCCGAACTGCTCGGCGGCAAAGACAACCCGCAGCTACTGGAAAACGCCAGGCTGCAAGCATTGGAGAAAGCAATATGAGCTTTGGAGCCGTAGCCGCCATCGGCGGTGCAGTGATTGCTGCAGACGCTGCGGGCAATGCCGCAGATGCTCAGAAGGACGCCGCAAGCCAGACCAATGCGACGAACCGGGCAATGTCTCGACAGCAGATGGAGCTTCAACGCCCATTCCGGGAAACCGGTGTCGCTGCGAACAATCGACTGATGGAGATGATGGGGCTGGATCTAGGCTACTCGCAAGATGTGGCCGATCAAATCTATCGAGAACTTCGTCAAAAGAACAGCGAAGAGCACGCCGCGCAATTTGGCTTCACCTATGACGGTGCGCCTGGTTGGGCTCAGGGCGAAATCGCCGCCACCGAGGACCGTTTGCGCGAGGAAGCCAAACGCCTTGCAAAGCTTCAGTACAAGCCGGATGCCTCCGCGCGAGGCGGTGACTACGGGTCGCTGATGAAGAACTTCGGCATGGAGGACTTCCAGGCCGACCCGGGCTATCAATTCCGCATGGATGAGGGCATGCGCGGTGTAGAGGGATCTGCTGCAGCGCGTGGTGGATTGCTATCTGGCGCTGCTCAAAAGGCGATCCAGAAGTACGGCCAAGGGCTCGCCTCTCAGGAATACGGCAACGCCTACAGCCGCTTCGAGAACAACAAGACGAACAATTACAACCGTCTTGCAGGGCTGGTGAACTCGGGCCAAGGCGCAACCAACCAGATGAGCAACACAGCGGGGCAGTTCGCGCAGAACAACGCCAACGCGCTCGGCTCCTTCGGGAACGCACAGGCTGCTGGCTACATGGGTCAGGCGAATGCCTTGAACAACGGTCTTGGGCAAGCTGCCAACTTCTACCAGCAAAACCAGTTGATGGACCTGATCCGAAACCCTGGCGGAGGTGGTTCTAGCTGGGGCACCTTGAACAACCAGTATTTCTCTGGCAACTCTGGGATGGGCGGCTGAAATGGCACAACTCGACCCCTCAATCATTCTCCAGTCGCGTCAGCCTCAGATCGAAAGCCCGGTGAATAACCTGGCGAAGATGATGCAAGTCCAAGGACTGCAGCAACAGAACCAGCTCGGCCAGATGAAGATGGACGAGTACCGTACTGCTGGTGAGCGCCGAAACAAGCTGGCTGCACTGCTTCAGGGCCAGTACGACACGCCGGAGGCCCGTGAGTCCGCTTTGCTGCAAGGCGGGTTCATGGATGAGGCTACTAAGCTAGGAACTGATCGACGCGCCAACCAGAAGTCAGACCTTGAAATCGATTCCTCACGCCAGAAGCTGGCGACGGAGCGGTATGGAGCGTTCAAGAAGGCGCTTGGCGCACTTTCGCAGCGACAAGACTTGAACAAGGATCTGGTGATGCAGGCCGGCCAAGAGTTGGTCTCTGCCGGCATCATCCCCGCCCAGATGTACGAGGCATCCATTGCAAACATGCCGGATGATCCCAACGCGCTGCGCATGCGACTGCGTGAGGGTGTGGTGGGGCAGATGGCTCCTGAAAAGATTCTGGAGTTCTTCGCACCCAAGGCCGAGAAGATCGACAACGGCCAGCAAATCGGCTTCCGCGACATGAACCCGAACAGCCCGACCTACGGTCAGGCAACGGGCGGCGCGCCGATCCAGAAACAACAGACGCCTGACAGTGTGGCAAGCAACGAGACGACGCGTCGTGGTCAAAACATGACGGATGCTCGTGGCCGAGAAGCAAACGCGCTGAAGGCACAAGAGATTCAGATGGGCGGAAAGCCGCCCCCAGGCTACCGTTGGAACGGACCGAATCTTGAGGCCATACCTGGCGGGCCTGGAGATAAGTTGCCCGAGTCGCAGCAGAAGCAAGTGGTCGGTGTAAACAACCTGTCGAATGCGATTAGCGAATACCGTGAAGAGCTAAAAAAATTCGGTGCATTGGACGCCGCAAGCCCGGACAAGCGAGCCGCCATGGGCACCAAGTACAACAACATGATGCTGCAAGCAAAAGAGGCATACAACCTTGGCGTGCTAAACGGCCCCGACCTTGATATTTTGACTGCGGTCATCACCGACCCAAGGTCGTTGAAGGGCGTTATCACATCGAAAGATGCACTGGATAAGCAGGCGTCGGAACTTGATCGAATCATGCAGGGCATTGGTCAGGTTTCAGGCCAGGCGCGCCAGCCGCAAAACAAGCCGGGAAGATCGGCAACGCCCCCTGGTAGCGGCGGCTTCAAGATCCTCTCGGTGGAGTAACCCATGCCGATCTACACGATTGAAGGCCCGGACGGCAAGAAGTATCGAATTGAGGGCCCCGAGGGGGCGACTGCCGAACAGCTCGCAGCCGTAATCCAGGGTGGAAGTAGCCGTGAGCAGCGTGTCGCAGCCGAAGAAAAGCGGATGCGAGAACAGTACGACCCAACCAAGGGCATGTCAGGTGTTGACAAGTTTTTGGCCGGCGCCGGAAAGGCGATGACTGACGTTGCGCGCGGCGTTGGTCAGATGGTTGGGGCTGTAGATCGGGACGACATCGCCGAATCTCGTAAACGAGACGCGGCCTTGATGAAGACAGGCGCAGGCGTAGCTGGGAACGTGGTTGGCAATATCGCCACGTTGGCACCAACGATGTTCATCCCAGGTGCCAACACCATTGGCGGCTCTGCATTGATCGGGGCTGCGTCTGGGCTGGCCCAACCATCCGAAAGCACCGGAGAGACGCTCCGCAACATCGGGATTGGCGGCGTACTGGCACCGGCCGCGATCTTGGCCGGGCGCGGCATCCAGGCAGGCGCTGCTGGGCTCGGGGCCGTCCGCGACACCTTTACCCGCAACGGGCAAAACCGCATCGCCCAGGATGTTCTGCGAGCATCAGCGACCAATGCGGATGATGCGATCCGAAATCTTCAAGGTGCGCAGCCACTCGTTCCCGGCAGTGCCCCAACTGCCGCACAAGCCGCTCGAGATCCCGGCCTTGCCCAGCTTGAGCGAACCATGCTCAACAACCCGGAGATGTCGGCCCCCCTGCAACGTCGCTTCATGGAGCAGCAGGCCGCTCGCAATCAAGCTATTCGCAACGTTGCCGGCACTGATGAATACTTTGATGCGATCCGTGACGGCCGAAGAATCTTCGCCAATGAGGACTACGCACGCGCGATGCAGGAAGGGATTGATCCTGCGATGGCGCAAGCCATAGCCCCGCAGCTTCAAAGCCTCATGGCTCGGCCCTCCATTCAGCAAGCTCAAGCCGTCGCCCGTAGGCTTGCGGCCGAAAGCGACCAAGCCATTGATGACTTCGGGTCGATTCAAGGGCTGGACTGGCTCAAAAAGGCGCTGGACAACCAGATTTCAGCCGCCTCTCGACCGGGCTCATCTCTGGGGCAGAACGAACTTCGAGCGCTGACGCAAACCAAGAACGATCTGATGTCTGTCCTAGAGGACATCGCGCCTGCCTATAGGGCGGCGAACGATAACTATGCAGCAATGTCACGCCAGGTGAATAGCATGGAGGTCGCACGCGATCTTCTGCGGCGCTATGAACCGGTATCGGCTCAGTACGGCAACAACTCGAAGGAGATGGCTAACGCCTACCAGCGAGCGCTAACCGACGCGGGCGATTCTGTCCGTCGCTCAACCGGTATCGATAGACCATTGCGTGAGGTCATGGGCGGCGGGGATGTTCAGGCTTTGGAAAACGTGGCTCGTGATCTGGCCCGAAAGCAGTACACCCAAGAGGCCGGCAAGGCGGTTGGATCTAACACCGCGCAGAACATGGTTAGCCAGAACATGCTGCGCCGTTTCCTGGGGCCAACAGGATTGCCCGAAGGACTGGTTGACAACACGGTCCTAGGAACGCTTTTGCGGCCAATAGAGTTTGCCGGCCGAATGGCGACCCCCAACATTCAGAACCGACTTGCAGAGATGATGCTTGATCCACAGGCGACGGCGGCAGCTCTTCAGGCTGCGCGGACTTTCCAGGCCCCGACCGCAAACGGGAACACGCTGCTACGAATGGCGACCCAGCCGGCGCTATTGACCGGCGGGTTTGCTGCCAATCGGCCGCAGCAGTAGGCGCTTCCACCTGCCTTCGGGCATCCACTTCTGCACCGCCAGCCGCGCGGGTAGGCAGATCAAGCCGAATATCACGAAGTAGACAAATGGCTTCAAGAACGTAGCCAAAGCAAAACTCATCCCGAAATTCTAAAGCCCCTCCGGCAACGGCGGGGCTTTTTCTTTGGACCCACGAAATGCCACAGTACCTATCCCCAATCGGGAATGACCAGTTCATCGACGCCAACGGTGACCCTCTTAGCGGCGGCCAGATAGAAACCTACCTCGCCGGGTCTTCGACGCCAGCCGCGACGTACACCAGCTCTTCGGGTGCCACGCCGCAGTCAAACCCGGTCATTCTCAACTCTTTGGGATACCCAACGCTGGGGCCGATCTGGCTCACAGGGGGCGTTTCGTACAAGTTCATCATCAAGGATGCGTCTGGGTCAACCCTAAGAACCATCGACGACATTGCCGGCGTCAACGATGCCTCAGTGAGTCAATCGGAATGGGTTGAGTCAGGGTTTGTGCCGACCTACATCGGGGCGACCTCTTTCAGCGTGCCGGGTGACCAGACCCCCATTTTGCAGATCGGAAGGCGCACGCGCACGACAAACACGTCTGGCTTCATCTACTCATCGATCACCAACTCTGTATTTGCGGCCGGGATCACCACTGTCACCCTGGCGAACGACAGCGGGTCGCTGGATGCTGGCCTTTCCTTGGTGGCATACGGTCTTCCATCGGTCACCAATAGCTCTCTTCCGGTCGCGAGCACGACTGTTAGGGGCATTGTCGAGCTTGCCACCGATGCAGAAGCCCAAGCCGGCCTAGATACGGCGCGAGCGCTCACGGCGGCCAACATGAAAGCAGCTCAGATACAGCTTGGGACTGCCGTCACCCTGACCACGCAAACGTCGGTGGACTTCACCGGCATTCCATCGTGGGCCAAGCGAATCACGGTGATGTTCACCGGGGTCAGCACCAACGGAACTTCTCCGCCAATTCTGCAGTTCGGCGACTCAGGCGGCATTGAGACGACCGGATACCTCGGCTCCGCTGGCGTGGTTGGCGCTTCAACTGCAGCTTCGTCCCTGTTCACCAACGGCATTGGGCTGATCAACGCTGCAGCAGCCACGGTTGTGATGCAAGGCGCTGTCACGTTGTCCTTGATGACCGGCACAACGTGGGTAGCCAGCGGAGTTCTCACGCGTTCTGACTCTGCCGGGGCCAATTTGGTTGGTGGATCAAAGGCGACATCAGCCGCACTTGATCGCATTCGGTTGACCACATCAGGTGGAACCGATCAGTTTGACGCTGGTTCCGTGAACATTTCTTGGGAGTGACCATGATCGAAAACGCACTTGTACAACAGGCCTTCCAAGAGATTCACACGTTTGTTGATCTGAAGCTGTCGGAGCTTATCCCCGCAACACCTCCGGCTCCTGCTCCCTCGCCAGCGCCTGATCCTGGTAGCTGGTACATCCCGACGACGGTCCAACTCTTCGGCCCTGTGCACGCAAACGGCGCAGTGACGGACAGCGCGACAACTCCGAAGTTCATCGGCAACGCTCTGTCGTGCAGTTGCCACCCGATGCACTTTGAGCTTCCCATGGCCCCGATTCATTCGGCTTATGTCCGAGTGATATGGGCACCAGGGAATGCCGCGAACTACATCAACGTCACCAGCGCAGACGATGGCCCGTCGAACATCCAAGTTCTTGGCGTCATCCAAGGGGCGAACCTAGCCACTCCTGTACCAGGTGGTGTGTGGATTACGGACCATCTCAAGGCACTGCAAGCGGCTGGCGTGATGAAGCAGATCGGTTTTCAGCTCGGCGGGAATGGCTCTGCGGTCACTGTGTATGAAGTCGAACTGCAGATCAATTTCAGCATTCCGAAGGCGTGATGAGCATGAGCGAATCTGACTTTGCCCCTCTCAAGTCATCGCGCAAACCGCACTTTGACCCGACCATCAACCTGGGCCACGTACTGACCATTGCCACGATGTTCCTGGCTGGTCTTGGGATGTGGTCGGTTCTCGACAAGCGTGTGGTGGTGCTGGAGGAAAGCCGCCGCGCTCAGGAGATGACAGACCGGTATCAGGATCAGACGGTCTACAACAACATGCAGCAGATCCGGGAATCGTTGAACGACATCAAGCGCAACGTCGAGAAGGTGTCAGAACGCATGGAGAAGAAGCAATGAAGCTGATTGAGAACGCAAAGCAGTGGTGGCGCATGCTGGTCATCCAAGTAGCCGCCGCATGGGCAGCAGTCATTACGGTGTGGCCGTTGCTCACTGAAGCCCAGCGCAACGACATGTTGTCGCTGCTTGGCATCCCTCCTGAGTGGTTGGGTGGGGTTACTGCGGCGGTGATGTTCCTCACGCTGGTTGCCGCCCGGATCAAGGCTCAGCCTGCGCTGCACCCGAAAGACGACCAGTGACCGACCGCATCCCATACGTGCCTCCAACGATCACCGTCCCAGACAGAACCGACCCGCTGGACATGGAGCTGGAAAGCATCCAACAGCATTGTCTCAAGTCGTGGTCTGAGCACGAAATCATCGCTCGGCTGGAGCAGTTTCGACGGATGCGGTACGTAGAGCGCAGCCGGTTGATCGACATGCAGATCGAGGCCCGCAACCCGGGCAAGTACAAGCGCGAAGGCTCGAAATGATCCCTGAACAAGTCAAGCACGCCGTTTCAAAGGCGCTGTTTATGCTGCCGCCCGCCATGACCAGCCCGCAGGCCCGGGTGATGCTCTACGCCATCGGTTTGCAAGAGAGCCGGTTTACGCACCGCTTTCAGGTGGTGCAAGGACGTCCAGGCGCGAAAGGCCCAGCCCGTGGGTTCTGGCAGTTCGAGCGCGGCGGTGGTTGCAAAGGCGTCGTCGAGCATCCAGCCTCTCGGTTCTGGATGAGCCGAATTTGCCAAGAGCGTAAGGTTGACTTTAACGCTACAGCAATCTGGAACGCCATTGAGACAGACGACGTGCTGGCCGCTGCTGCTGCCCGGCTGCTGTTGTTCACCGACCCGAAGAAGCTGCCCGAGGTCGGCGACGAAAAGGGCGCTTGGAACCTCTACGCGCGCACCTGGCGGCCTGGCAAGCCACATCCTCAAACTTGGCCGGCGCTGTACGCCGAGGCGATGGCAGCATGAACCCCTATCTGATCATCGGCGCACTGATCGCCGCAGCCGGGGCATTCTTCTACGGCATGGACGTTGGTGAAGACCGTGCCATTGCCAAGCAGAAGACCACGCAAGAGCTGGTTGATGCCGTGTACGACAAGGCCCAGAAGGGCGCAGCCGATTCAATCGCCGCCATGGAGGTCAAGAATGTCACCATCACCCAGCCCATCCGCACTGAGGTTCGCACGAACACTGTCTATCGTGAGTGCAAGCATTCTGCTGGCGGCTTGCGAGACCTCAACACCGCTATCACGGGTCGGGCCGAGCCCCCTGGTGGTCTCAAGCTGCCCAGAATTGACGCCGCTCCCGCCGGGCGCTGACACCTTCGGCGATACCACGCTCAAGCTTGTGGAGGTTGCTGGACAGTACCGCAAGTGCCGGGCCGCTGCGCTGGCCGACGCACCGTAACCGTGTCTCCTGATCAAGGCTTCTTCGCAGTTGCCTGATCCTTAGCCCCTCTGCCTTCGGGTGGAGGGGCCTTTTTTGCGTTTCATAACCTCTTGGCGACCTCTTCCGGGGTAGGCCGATAGTAGGTCCGCACCAGCATGGATATGTCGCGATGCCTGGAGACCTTCGCCAAAATCTCCACCGGCACCTTCTTCGCCATGTGGGTGAGGGCGGTTCCTCGGGAATCGTGAAAAGTCAGGCCGTCGATCAGAACCTGCTTGGTCATCCTGGCGAACAGGGTTGAGGCTTCGTTTGCCCCTACGGTGAACGCCGGCCTGTCCAACAGCTTGGCCGCAATCCTGCCTACCGGCACAACCGCCTTGCCGGTCTTAGTCCGCGACAGCGTGACCACCCTTCGAGCCTTGTCGAAGCCTTGTGGAGCCGCTAGAACCTCCTGCAGGCGCATTGCCGTGCGCAGTGCGATGTGGAAGGCGTCGGCCACTTCCTGCATCTTTGGGCCGCCCCTTTGGCCTTGTCGGAGCACCTTTTTGATCTGGTGCCATTTCCACCGGGCATCCCGTGGCTCGGCCTCAGAAGGCATTTTCACCCCCCTGAATGGGTTGTGCTCCATCCACCGCCATTCATCCCGGGCAGTGCTCAAGATGTGTTTCAGTAGGGCGGCTTCTCGCACGACTGTGGAGCCGCTGACGCTCTTGAGCCGGGCATCCCGCCAGTGGGCCATATGGGGGGAATCAAGTTCCCCCAGGGGGACTTTGCCGAAGTGCTCAATGAAATAGGCAATGCGGATGCGCTCCCACTTCTCGCCGCCCTTCTTGGCAGACACTTCGTCCATGTACTTCTCGGCAGCGTCCTTGAAGGTGCGCCACCCGCCTTTGAGGCGCTTGCCCAGCGCCTGCTGCTCCAATGCCCATTGCTCGACATCTCGCTTCTTGTCGAGCGTCTTGGACAACTTCTGTCCGTTGATCTTGAGCTGGATGCGCCATGCGCCGGACGGGGTTTGGACTGCTCTTGCCATGAGGGGACTCTGCGCTCACTTTCGGGGGGCCAAGAGTACAGCAAGATAGCAAATCGGGGATTTCCTCCATAGGTGAGCGCCTACGAGAAAAGGCGAAAACCTATTGAATGGTGCCCGGGGTCTGCAACAAACAACGAGACTTTATGCGGCTTCCCGGACCCTGGGGGAATTTTGCGGGGACCGTCGCCGGATGTATGCTCGGACTTCCGCCCCCACCCAGCGAGGTAGCCGCCAAGTCGATCCGGGTGCCAAATCTGGAAAACCGGGCTGTTTGACGATGTTGTCCCGGGCGCGCTCCCGGCTCACCTTGTACATGCTGGCGATGTCGTCAATGGTCAGAATTTCGTCGTTCATTTCAGTTCATCCTCATCAGGCCAACGGTTAGGGTCTCGCTTGTCTGGATACTTTCGGCGGCGTTTTGAGAGGTTCATGGAGAAACCCTCATGTTGTCCATTGCTATGGCCCTCAGTCTCGGGTCTGCTTTGGTTAGAACGTCGAGCAGCATGCGTTTCTCTTCGAGATACACCACTGCGAACTTTGGATCGTGCTCAACAATGCTGGATGTGTTGCTGATCAGATCGGCGCACTTGATGGTCTGAATCCAGCTTGAGCACGCTGCCAACCTCTCTCGACTGGCAGCTTTCCGCTCGGCGCGATTTCCCGTCTCCAAGTCGGACAGGCCCGATACGCCTATGGCGACCATATTGCCGAACTTGTCCGCAATGGTCTGCAGGCTAACGCCCTGGTCTTCCACGCAGTCATGGAGCCAAGCTGTTGCAAGAATCACCCCAGGTGGCACCATGAATTCGTGCTGGACCGTGGCGACGATGCCGGCGACTTCTGCCAAGTGGTCAGCGTAAGGGTTGCCGGTGTACTTGCGCCTCTGGTTGGCGTGCACGTGGCGGGCAAACACCATTGCATCGAATGCTGTGGTCATGGTGAGGTTTCCTTTGTATGAAGGGCGGGCACAGGGTTGACCTTGATCGCGTAGACCGTGACAGGATCGGGCCCGAAGTGCGGGTGCGTGATGGTCTTGATCGTGTAGCCCTCGAATGGACGCTCAAGACGGCGCGAGTGGTCATCGCGGGCCGGGTAGCCCAGCGTGAGAACGATGCGGTCATACAGGCCGAACGGAGATGCAAGGCGCTTCTGCCAGTAGGGCGTGCAAAGCCGGTATTCCTCGGTCTTCGATCCATCGCGGATCGCCTCGAAGTACTCGCGCTTCAGAGAAAGGTGCAGCGTGCTCATCCCTTGCCTCCTTGTTCTGGAGGGCGCTGAGCGTTGATGGCGTTCAGCATCCAGATGTAGTGATGCTCGATTGCCCGCTCGTAGCTGGGGAACTTGTCCAGCGCGAAGTCGATGTGAGCGTTGTGGCAAATCTCAGCAAAGACGTTCAGGTCGAGTGGCTCAATCGGTTGCCACCCTTGCGGAGTGCTGGGGTGGGAGAGGGCGGCACGGGCTTGCCAGGCGATCCAGAGGTCTTCCCATACGTCTTGGCGGTATCTCGACCCTGTCCATTGGGGGACATCCTCGTGATGCTCAATGGCCCACGCCTCAAACCTCTCCCTCTCGCTTGCTGGTGGAATGGGGGTGGTGTCAGACATTGCTGGTCTCCTTGACAGACGCGATGAAGTAGCTGTGAACCGCAGGCGTGCCACGTTCGTCGTGTTTGATCAGCGGAAAATCTGCGCCTTTGAATCCCCATTCGGTCATCATGTGGCGTTCGCCGTACCAGTCATCCTCCCCGCGCGAAATCGTGCCAAACACCCCGAGTTGGCCGATGTGCTGTCGGTAGATGGCGGCGTAGACCTCGCGGGTTGTTTCAACCCATGTCACGGCTTCGTCGCTCATGTGCTCTCCTTGGTGACGATGCCAGCCAGAGCAAGCACGCTCTTGGCAAACGCCATCGGGTTCAAAACGGCCTTTGTGTTGGCGACCTCGACGATGTACTTGTCGATCACGTCGTCAATGGCGCCCTCGTCCACCTCTGCCTGCGGGGATGGGGTGGCAAAAACTCGCCCGGACCCACGGCATCCCCCGCAAGCCGTCCGACCAGATGCTGAGTCGCCCTTTCCGTTGCAGGCTTCGCATCGCTTCCAGCCAGTCGCCTCCCTCTGCGCATCTTGAGCCGGTGCGGTGGGTGGGGTGGGGGCGAGTGCAGCGTCCTCGGTGAAGAAGATCACGGGGCCATATGCTGGATGCTGGAACACGTCCGTGTCGGCCTTCCGCACAAGCCACACGTCTTCCCCATCCCCCTGCACTCGCTCGGGTGACTCCAGGGCGGCGGCGCACTGGCGAAGCGCATCGGCGGCAGAACTACAAGTCAGGTTGTCCAGCCCGACCCGTTTGAATGGGTCGATGCGATCGGCGTAGTCGCGTGCGCGCGCTGCCAGCTCGGTGTGGGATTGGGTGGTCATGGGGTGGCCCCGATCTCGCTGACGATTTCCACGCCTTGGTGAACGCCCTGCAGGCTTATCGCGCACTGAGGAAACGACTCAGCCAAACGGGTGGCGATGTTCTCTTGGTAGTCCTCTCGGATCTCGTCCAGGGCGTCGTTGATCTGCTCAACCATGACCGTCTCGGCGGTGCGCATTTCGAGGCTGTAGATGATTCGCTGCCCATCGGAGGGGCACGTCGCGGCAAACTGGGTGCGGTAGGTGTTCACAGCAGGATTCCTTGTTCTGGTTGCGGCACGTCAGGGACAATGAAGCCCCACCGTGCCGGCGCGTTCTGAGACTCGATGCGGGATCGCATGACCTGGGCGCGCGCCTCTTTGGTCGGTGGGGTATACGTGCCTTTCCAGGCTTGATCGATGCCGATGTTCTGCCCGATGTTGGTGCTGTCTGCCGATGAAAACGGCAGTCGGGTGAAGATGGCGGGGTCGAGCATGCGCAGGCCGTGCAGCTTGCACAGTGGGCGGCCGTCGTCGTCGCAGACCACGCGCATGGCCCGGGCGATCTGGCCCCACCACGCAACGGTGCCGATGCTGGAGAACTCGCCCGAGCTGCCGATACACACGCGTGGGAACTTCGCGGCCAGGCGTTCCAGCCGAGCCAGGCTTTCGTGCATGTGCCAGACGGGCGCGCCAAACCAGAGCGGTAGCGGCCACTCCGAGACCAGCGCATCGTTCGCCGCTTCGTCGCCGTCGATCACGTCCGGGATCACCGCAAAGTCGCAGGACGGGATCAGCTTGCATTGCCCGGCCCATTCGTAGAACGGGCGCCAGTCTTGGATCGGGTTTCCCTTCTTCCAGGCCGTGAACGCCCCGTTATCGATGGCGAACGACTGACAGGCCGCTGCTGCGAGCCCAGTGTTTCGAGCGTCGGTGAATGGGATGAAGCCGTGCCCACCCTGCAAGACGACAGCCGCAGCGGTCTCTGGCGTGATGGGCAGGCCGTGGTAATGGATCATCCCTTGGACCCTCCCTCACCCCGGGCGCGGGCTGCGCGGATGGCCTCGTCAACGGCGGCGTCGCAACCATCTGCCGGAAGCGCAACGCTGTCCCACCGCTCGAACAGCAGGAGCGGGCTTTCTCTAGCTACTCGCCACCGCTCCGCGTCGATCTTGTCCTGCGCCACCTGCTCGGGCTGCGGCCCAAGGTACAGCGCATCGCCAAGGCGCGGCATCGCACCGGTCAGCCGAACGTGGAATCCGCCAGCGCCAGGAGCAACCGACTCGACTACGCCCACCGGCTTCTGCTCCCCGGCAGGCGGCTTGGTGGCGAGGGCGGCGCGCATCTGTTCTTCCGTGTACCCGAGCTTGATCGGCGGGGTGTACCGGATACGCGTTCTGCACTTTGGGCACTCGTAATCGGCCACCGCATGCAAGACCTGCGGATCGGGTAACTCTCCCGCATTGCTGGCCGTGGGCTGGGTGGCGCGGGCTTTCCAGGCCTCCTCCGCCATATAGACTTCCTGCCGCGCGTATTCACGCACCGTGTGGGCTTCGAAGTAATCGTTAACGATCTCATTGCCGTGGCCCCCGTACACCCGCTCGGAAAAGTCTGGGGCGGGAAGCGGGGAGAGTCGCACGATGCTTACGGCGCTCGGCGCTTCTGCCTGCTCAGGGCTGGCCGTGGGCTGGGTGGCGGCCTGAATGACCCGCGATACATCCACGGGGCCGACGCGATGCCACTTCGGGTCGCCACGGGTGAAATCTGGTGAACCGCCACCGACGCCCACCGCGTGCCGGCCGTCTTCGTGCTCGAAGAGCCACGCCTCAATGGTGTTTTCAGTGGTCATGATTTTTCCTTGTGCGCCAGCTTGGCGCGTTCTTGGGCGTCGTATGCCTTCTGCGCATCCGGGCCTTCCCAGCCGAGACAGCCGCACTTCTGACAGTCCACCTTGATGGTTTGCTTGTCGCTCAGGCGCTCTCCAACTTGTTCCTCTTGCCAATGCTCGCCAGTGCCGTCGCAACGCTCGCAGTGCCATGCATCGAAGTCGTGCTCGCTCGGCGCTTCTGCCTGCTCGGCCTTGCCATCTGGAGAGGGTGCGGCGGCGAGCCAGTTCGCGATCTCTTTGTTCAGGTTGGCGCACGCTCCCATGCTGTCGCCCTTGGGGTCGTGCCAGCGCAGCACCGCGTCGATCAGCGACTGGGGTACGGCCTGCACTGCTTGGGGAGCAGGAAGGGAGGCGACACCATTCAAGCGCCTGCATACCTCGGCGACGTACTTTTCTTTTTCACCTTTGTCGAAGTCGCCGTGCACCTTGATCAGCGCATCGAACTTGAAGTCATCGTCGTCGATCACAGGCTCGCCGCCGTCTCGGTAGATGACGTTGAAGCGAACAGGCTGCGTGCGGCTGATGCTGCTCAGCTCTGCGGGCCACGCCACCGCCTCACCGGCCTGCCGCTCTCGGTCGGCGAGCGTTGCTTCTTCGGCCATGCGGATCAGGTCGATTTCGTTGAAGTGCCCTGGGGCCTTTAGCCATGCGTGGTACACGGCTTGTCTTTGTTCTGGGGTCAATTTGGCTCTCCCTGTGCGCTGATAATTCGTTGAAGCGCCGGCTGCACAAGTGTCTCGAAGGCTTCGCACTCGATCTCACTGGCAAGTGCTGCACGGATGTTTTCGTAGGCCTCTTGCTTGCCTGCTGCAAATGCGCGATTCCATGCGGCATCCTCTTCATCGCATTGGTCGCAGGGAGACCAATTACCGTGTTTGCAGCTCATGTCGTCACTCCTTTCCCGGGCAGCGCCGGCAGTTTGGTATTGATCACAGGTGTCTCCAGAAGAGGTGAGAGCGGCGCGCTCGTCTTCGTTGGCGTCTACGAAGAAGCCTTCGGACGGGTGCCACACGCCATTCATGTCGCGAAAGCTAGTGAAGTCGCAGATGTGCTTCACGCTCAGCAGGCCGCACACGTTGATGCGGACAAGGCCGGTTTCGACCTCAATGTCATGGACTTCCCACTCCCAGCCGCCACGCGCCCGGGCGAGGAACGGCTGCGGCAGGCTGTTGATGTAGGCCATGTCCAGAAGATCGCGCCCACGGTCCGGAACGCCGTCCGGCAGTTCATTTGCTCTGCTCATGTTCAATCTCAGTAGGTTGTTTAGGGGGTTAGGCGGTCATCACCGCTTCGATGAAGACGCGCGCCGCCGACGCGTTGATGGCATTGCCGTAGGCGCGCAAGCGCTCCACTCGCGAGGGATACGCATCAACCACCGCGCGTAGTCCGGGTTCAATTGGGCGGCGGAATCCATCGGGGCAATAGACCCACTCGACTGGCCAGGAGCGACCATCCAGTAGGCAATGCAGGCCAGGCTGATTTGTGGGTCCGTAGGCTTTCTGCCAGCTGTCACAGGCGGGCGAGGCTTGGCCTGCGAGATCGTGCTGTCCGGAGTGGGCAACCCAATACAAGCGGTCTCGGATGTTCTGAGCGCCGACGCTGCAAGCCGGGAACGCGAGCGCCCCAAAGGCGTAACCCATGACTTCCAAGTCATCTTGTACAAGGTCGATCCAAGGTTCGACACGCTTTCCCGAAACCTGCTCTCCAAAGAGGCTTGGAGGCCGACACTCCTTGATGAGGTGATGCCATAACGGCCAGAGGTGCCGCTGGTCAGCAAACCCAGCTCCCGAGCCTGCCTCGGAGAAAGGTTGGCAAGGACAGGAGCCAGTCCAAACAGGTCGATCGTCACCCCATCCGGCAGACCGAAGGGCGTAGGACCAGACGCCAATGCCGGCAAAGAAATGGCATTGCGTGAAGCCTCGGAGGTCGCTGGGGTAGACGTCCTCGATGCTTCGCTCGTCCACGATTCCAGGAGCGATGTGTCCAGCGTCGATGAGATTCCTGAGCCATTGAGCTGCATAGGGGTCAATTTCGTTGTAGTAAGCGGTCATGGGTTCGGGTGGATCGGACTACCAGCGCGCTAAGGGTTGGACTTCACTTCAGCGATAGCCCGGTTGAGCGCTTGGATTTCCTCAACCATCTCGACCAGGCCGTTCACGTCCCATCCATCCCCACCGCCTTCAATGCTGTTCAACATCGGGACAACCTTGTCCCTGACCTTTTGGGCGGCTTCTCGGCGTGCTTTGAACAACACCGAGAGCCGGCCTACTTGGGCCATGCGCTTGTCGTCGGACAGGTCGGGCAAAGTCACCATGGCACGTCGTCGTCCATGTCGGAGAACCCGCCACCCTGACGTGCAGGCGCTTGGCGTTGCTGTGGCGCGCTGTTGCTCGGGCGATTCCCGCGACGTTGAGGCGCTTCCCGCTGCGGCTGGGTGCGCTGTCCTTGTTGCTGGTCGCATTCCTTGCCCAGGCTCAGCGAAAGGAACTCGCCACCGTTCTTGCCTTCCTTCCACCACGCGCTGAACCAGTGGTCAACGCCGTTGACGTTGAGCTTCCCGGTCATGTCCGGGTGGTTGTCGGACTCCTTGCGGTCGTTGTCAAAGAGAACGCCACGGTTGGTGTTGTCGTATTGGGTCATGCTGGTTCTTTCTCGGTAAGTTCTGCCTTGCGAGCGTTGGTTGCTTTGTTGACGGCTTTGTGGTGAGCGGGTGGAAGCATCTGGATCGCGGCCTCATAGTTCGACCGCAGAACCTCCAGGCTGCTGGCGTTGCTGATGCTCCTCAAGATCGCAGCCACGTCAGGCTTCTTCTCGGGGCCGTCCGATGCATCAACAGCGTCGTGCTCGACGATTTCCAGTGCTGCGACCCACAGGTATCGACGTTGGTACGTCTCAACTGCGCCGATGTTTTGCACTTCGTGGCAACCCTTGAGCGCCGCGCTGCCCATGGGGGAGGTGATGACGATTTCAGCGCCGTCAACCAAGCTCACGATGCGCATCGTTGCCAGCTCCTTGTCAAAGGAGACGATGGCGCAAAGGTCGTGCTCTGCGAACACATCCATCGCGGGGATCAGAAAGTCGGCCAACTCGAAATACTTGTAGCCGGCGAACTTGTTTTCGCCCGTCTTCTTGAGTTCGAGGCTGTGGAACTTCTTCCGTGCCGCGTTCAACTTCATGTAAATGCTCATGCTTTTTCCTTGAATGGATCAGGCAGATCGCGCACCTTCTGCGCTTGCTTCTGCCGGTTGAGTTCGCGCTTTGCCTCACGGAGGCCGACGACGATTGCCTGGATGACTGGCCGTGGTCTGCGCTCTTGCTCAATCGGCCAATTGCTTTCTTTCATCCTCATTTCATGCTCCAGAAGAGGGCAACAACAGCGATGAGAAAGACAACCAGCGGGATAAGAAAAAACCAAGCAGTGATGGCGAGAACATCAGCGCTCATCTGTTCGAGGTCTTCCGCGTCTTCTGGCTCATCACCAGCAAAGTCGATGGGCATCTGAGGTATGCAGGGCTGGCCTGCTCTGTAGCGGTTGGTCATGCAAGGCTCCAGAGAGCGCCAGCCACGCGAGCCAGCACGGGACGAGGGTAGGCGGTGCGCGGCTCAAGCAAAGCTGTTTGCACCATCTCGGCATCACGCGAAATGACGCGGGGCGATGGCGGCACATAAGCGCGACCGATCACGACCTTTCCGGTGTCAACGCAGTACGTGCTTGCGATGGGGACGACCTTCAGAATCTGGCGAGCAGACGACAAGCCTTCGCTGGGTGCGGTGTTGTAGCGGTTCATGATTGCTCTCCGGTGGGGACGTATTCGTCTGCACGCGCATCTGGGATCTCCGCGAACCAGCAATGTGAAGTTCGTTCAACCGTGGGCCAGCAGCCGGGCTTTTGCAGACAGACGAACTCATCGTCTGCTGAAAAGCCAATTACTCTCCTCCACAGATAAGCGCGGTGCTGGTCGCTTTCGATGTCGCAATTTGCGCCAGACACGAGGCAAATGGAGCCATCGGCGGGAAGAGGGTCGCCGTGTCGATACGGGCGCGGTGCCAAACGACCCTCGACCGATCCGACTCGTTGTTCGACCGGTGTGTGCTGCGTGCTCACCCCCGTCCACTGCTCACGCTCAGCAGCGACAGAAGCCTTCACAAAGGATTCAGGCGTGTGTGATTTCATGGTGTGACCTCGCATGCAATAACGTCCAGCTCATCAGCAATCTCGTTCAGAGTTGCTTCGTGTGCTTTGCAGGCCAAGGTGCTCAGAACCTGACCGATGAAAGCCGCATCAACCAGGCGAAAAGGCGTCTGCTGAATAGCCCGGCATGCATCGTTGATGTGGTGCTCGTACATGTCAGGACCGGGATCGAACTGACGGCTGTATGCGTGAGGGTCAGAGTCGCGGCGCTCTACGTTGTCGACGGTGTTCATTGCGCGCTCCAGATGGCTTCTGCGATCCCGTACTTTTCGGCCAAGCGCAGCATTTCCGCTCGCTCTTCGGCTTCCGTGCGTGCTCGTTCTATTTCTTGGCGAGCGTCGTGCTCAGCGCGTTGTTTATGTGCGCGCTGCTCATGTGCGACGACACCGGCCTTGGCATCCGCCTCGGTGGCAAAGATGTTCTTGCCGTACTGCCAAATAGTCCCGCTCCCGACCCCGGTTTCGATGCACATGTACTCTTCTTTGAAGAGAGGGTCGGTGTCGTAATTTGGCCGTTCGCTTGGCGCCGTCTCGGTGACGCGAATTTGACCGACTGTCAGACGTACAACGCAGTAGTCGGGCCGATGTGTGCACGCCTGAACTGCGTAGGCCCTTTGCCCAAGGCTTAGGTGGGTGGAAAACGCGCTCATGCGACCACCTCCGCACGGAAAGCAGACCGCTCGCTCAGCTTGGCCCGCATCACTTCCTGCTCAACAGGCTCCAGCGACAGAAAGCCCGTGTCTTGCTCTTGAACTGCACAGTCCCACAAGAACCATGCGAAGTCGCCGCGAAGCTCGACTGCTTCGGGCTGGGGGATGTTGTTGAGGTTCATGCGGCACCCCCATGCGCCTTGATGACCAGTGCCGGGTGCCAGTGCGCATTGCTTGTCATCAGCTTGCGAATGGCCGCTGGCGTGGCCTCGCATTTGGCGGCGAGTTCTGCGATGCGCTCATCTGTCATCGCTGCCACGATTGCCTTGGCACGTGCGCGCAGTGCGGTGGTTTCAGCAGCTTTGGCCTTGGCAGCGGCCTTTGCTTCGGCGGCATGTTTGGCCAGGTACTTGTCGATCTGTGCGTCGATGTCGCCGCGCTTTGCCAGCGGGACATTCAGCATTCCGTGATCCAGTGACATCGCCCCATCTCCTAGTTAAAGGCTTCGGTGAAGCCGTGAGATGAAGCATATCAAAACGCTAGAAGCAACGTCAAGCGTTTCGCACTGATCTAGCGTTTCGCCCGACAAACGGTCGTAAAAAAACCGCCCTTAGGCGGCTTGGTTGGGTGTGGCGGGGTTACTTGGCCACTACGTCGTAGACGTTCCCCTGGGGGTCTTGGCACACCCCCTGCGCGCTGAATGACAGCAAGGTCAAGTCGCAGCGCAGAACCTTGTTGGTGGATGAAAGCAGCGTAGCGCGGGCCTGATTGCCCATGCCAATGCCCGTGCCGAAGCCGACTCTGCCAGCGCTAAAGCCAGTCCCAAAGCCGAAGGTCTGATTCAGCGCCAGATCGCCTTTGTAGACCTCGCCATCAATGGTCGCAGTCATGGACCTGGTTGCCTTGCTGATCTCTGCAGGGTAGGTCTTGCCATCTCTGACCAGCATTGCAGATCCTGCACATCCTGACAGTGCAACGGCCGCAACAAGAATCGCCAGCTTCATAGTTTTCCTCCAAATCGGAACTCGATAACGCGACCGATTACCCGCAGCGCCGGGTCGTCGATCTCAAGGATAGGGTATGTAGGGTTCAGCGGCTTCAAAAACCAGCGTCCTCCGTCATGTGCCAGCCGCTTAAAAGTGGCCTGTTGTGTTGCCACGTCTTTGGCAACCACGTAATCACCAGCATCGCAGGCCCGGCCTGGGTCAACAATGATGATGGTTCCGTCAGGAAATGATCTTTCTCCGGGGTATGGGCTGGTCATGCTGTCACCGCTGACCTTCAGCGCGAAACTGTTTGCCCCTGGTTTTGTCTCCCATGCATCTATCCATTCATCCGCCTCGCCGGGCTGGTACATGTCCTGTATCTCCTCCAGGTTCCCGGCGATGACCCACGAAATGAGAGGCACCCGGCCCTTCCTTGTAACAGGTTGTATGTTTGCTGTCATGGGGCCATCCTCCAGCCAATTGGGGAACCTGGCCGCGATCTTTCGGCGCAGCTCCGGGCCGACGCCGCGCGGGTTGCCGCTAGGGAGCTTTATCCCTGCATAGATTTGATAGATCGTCTGGCGATTCGCCTGGATGGCATCGGCCACAGCTTGGTATCCGCCATGGGCGTCGCAAAGACGCTTGAGAGCTTCGACTTGAGGGTCCATCCGGCGATTGTCACTAGCAGATTGAGAGAGTAGGCGACGAACGGAGTGCGAAACGCTTGTAGCGGACCTAGCGTTTCGATATGATGAGGCATGACTATCTCGCCCGCTAAGCGTGCCGTCCTGGCGCAGAAGTGCCGGATCGCGGACCAATACCTCTACCAAGTCCTCTCTGGACGCCGAGAAGCTTCCGCTGAGCTTTGCGTCCTTATCGAGCGTGAGAGCGGCCGGGAAATCACCCGGCAACAGCTCCGCCCCAACGATTGGGCGCGCATCTGGCCTGAGCTGGCCGATGCAGTACCGACCGCAGACCAAACGACCTAGTTCCAGCAGTGCGAGGTGATGAACGTGTTTCATGCCTCGCATTTTTCGGCCCCCCAGTGACAACGACTGACAAGAGGTTTTATCAGTGAGTATCACAGCCCCCAAAAACCAGATGACGCTCGACTTTGAACCGGGCCTTGCAGAGCGTCACCGCAACCTGCGCGACTGCATCGGAGCAGGCATCTACCGCCGTGGCCTGTCCACCTGTGCGATTGACCTCAACGAGTCGCCCGGCAACCTGAGCAACCAGCTTTCGGATGAGAGCCAGCGCAAGTTCGGTGTGGATGAGTTCGAGATGTACCTTGAGAAGACCAAGGACTACACGCCCATCTTCTATCTGGTCGAGAAGTTCCTGAGCAAGAGCCACACAAGCGACCACGAAGCCGCCAAGAAGCTTGCCGCGCTTGAGCAGATCCAGGCGCTCATGAAGCAAGCGGGGTTGGCATGAAGCTCGTAGTCATTGACGCCAACAAAGGCTCTTATCGAGTCTACGAAGACCGTCAGTTCCTCGCCGAATTCAAAACCACGAATGGCGAGCCTGCGGATGCTGCTCAAGTTGAGCAGATGCGCCAGATCGTGAGCACGCAGCTACCTCCTTTGGAGCCCGCATGACCACACCACCCCTCAAATCAGACGACCGCAGCGCACAGCCCATCCAAGGGCTCTCCAAGCGTGGTCAAGAGCTTGTCAAGCCTCGCTTGTTCGGCATCTATGCACGCGCTCGGCAGAGCCAGAAGGCGGCCGCGTGATCGTTGATCCAGACTTCCTCGATCACTGGCGCACCGGCATGGTGACAGATGCGCTGGGCGATCCTACTGCCCCACTGTGCATCCTGCGCCTGTGGGCTCACTGCCAGGAGCGCAAGTCCGACACCTTCGCCATGCCAACGCGCGGCCTGAAGGCTCAATGCAAGTTCCAGGGAGATGCAGAAGCCTTTGAGAAGGCGCTGATCGAAGCCGGGTTCATCGAGCGTGATGGCGACAACATCATTGTTTGCGGTTGGGCAGAGAAGAACGCTTCCCTGATCGCAGCATGGGAAAACGGCAAGACAGGTGGCCGTCCACGCAAGGAAAAGAACCCAACGGAAACCCATGGGAAACCCACGGGTAACCCAGCGGTAACCCAAGGCGAACCCAGCGAGAACCCATCGGCAACCCAGGCGAAACCGATAAGAGAAGAGAAGATAAGAGAAGAAGAAATACAAGAACCTTCGGTTCTCGTCGACACGCCTTCGGCGAATCGACCTCCTGCCTGCCCGAACGATCAGATTGTCGACCTGTACCACCGTCGACTGCCCACCCTCCCACGGGTTGAGGTTTTGAACGACACGCGCAAACGCCACATCGCCGCCCGCTGGCGTGAGGTTTTGGCAGACCCTGACATCGCCAAGTCGCCGACCCCGCGCGAGTCAGCGCTTGAGTTCTTCGATTGGTTTTTCGACCACGCATCGAAAAGCCCATTCCTCACCGGCAAAGCCAAGGACTGGCGAGCCGACCTCGATTTCCTGATGACCCCGACGAAGTTCGTCAAGGTCATTGAGGGTCACTACCACAAGGAGACCGCATGAGCTTGATGAAAGCCCGCGCTCGGACGACTGAAGAGCCGAAGCAGGACGAACAAGACCAGTCGAAGTGCAAGGCTTACGGATGCCCATGCCGTGCGACTGTGAACCTTGCCGGCAGTGGATGGGCTTGCTATGCGCACGCCTTCGCTGCGGCGGATAGCTGGCCGGACATCACCCGGGGCCTGCGCTCGCACGACTGGATTCTCGGTTTGGTTGCACAGATCAGGAGCATGGAGCGCGCCTACGAAGTCCCGTTGCCAAAGGGTCAGACGCATCCGAGTTGGCGCGAGTTCGCCATGCGCTTCTGGGCCGACTCTGACCCGTATTGCCAGCCACGGCCTTTTGAGAGCGCCACTCCGTACTGCGACCGAATGCTCTATGAGCTTTTGCATCGGATCGGACTTCGCAAGACCAGGCCGGAACCGAGAGAGGCGGCCAAGACAAAACCCGCTGGTCGATTTGCCTCCAGCGCCACAAAGGAGTTTGCATGAGAACGATCTTGACGCTGGTCATAGACCACAAGAAGCCGATAGCCCACTTGTCCAAGCTGATCGAGCAGCGGGCCTACAACCTTCCCGGTATTGACGATGTGAACGTCTATGCCGAAGCAAACGATGTTGACCTGATCACTCTGCCTGTGATCGAGATGAAGGAAGAGGTGAAGCCATGAACTGCCAAAAAGGCGATCTCGCGATTCTCATCAATGGCATCGATGCGCCAGAAAACGTAGGCGCGCTGGTGCGAGTTGTGAGGTGCATCGTCTTGGACGGTGAGTTCTGCTGGCTCTTCAAGGAGGCCTCCCGCCCGCTCGCTTTCTATGGAGAGCACAACAAAAAGCACTTCCACTCAAGCTCATCTGAGCTTCCGGATGATGTGGCCCCAGTCCTTGAAGACCGAGTGCTAATGCCAGTCCGAGACCCTGGCGACGACGCAACCGATGAGATGGTTCTGATCGCTGGCAAGCCTCAAGAGGTGACGGCGTGACCTACGCAATCGAAAAGAGCGTGCCAATTCCCGCGCGTGTTTCACCCCCTCGTCGTGGTGAAGGAACCCTGATGTGGACCTTCAAGACCATGGAAGTCGGCGACAGCGTTTTCATCGCTGGCAAGAAAAACGGCGAGTTCACATCGCCTTCCACCGTGATCGGCCGCAAGTTCACCTCCCGCAAGGAAGAGGGTGGTACTCGCGTCTGGCGCATTCAGTGATCAACCAAGGAGCATGACCATGAGCAAGAACCATGTGTGGGTCGTAGAACAAAAGGCGGGCAAGCACTGGTATCCGGTGCCTCATGAAACGTCCTACGACCGTGGCACCGCTCGCCTGCGCGCTAGGTGCCGGCGTGAGATGGGCATTCTTTCCGTCCGCGTGCGCAAGTATGGGGTGGTTGGCAAATGACCGACCGCCTATCCATCCGCATGTTCGAGCCGGTCCAGGCAAGGAAGGCTCTGGACGGCGCAATCTGGACCCAGCTCAAGGCGCATCTCATGGCCGGGCGGCGCATGGTGGTTGAGGTCAAGCCTGAGACGCGCAGCCTGGAGCAGAACGCCAGACTGTGGGCGATGTTGACCGAGATCAGCCAGCAAGTGGACTGGTACGGCAAGCGCCTCACGCCGACCGACTGGAAGATGGTCTTCTCCGCAAGCCTGCGAAAGCTTGATGTGGTCCCAAACCTTGACGGCACCGGCTTCGTTGCGCTGGGCCTGTCCACATCCAAGATGAGCCGCCGTGAGATGGCAGAGCTTCAGGAGTTGATGGAAGCCTTCGCCGCTGAGCGCGGGGTTCGGTTCAGTGCGGTGGAGGCGGTGTGAGGCGAGCCGCAAAGATCGACGCTAACCAGCCGGAGATTGTCTCCGCGCTGCGCAAGGTAGGTGCCACTGTGGTGACGCTTGCGGCAGTAGGGAAGGGCGTCCCCGACCTTCTTGTCGGCTTCCGCCAGTCCACCTACCTGCTCGAAGTCAAAGACGGTCAGAAACCGCCCAGCGACCGCCAGCTCACGCCGGACCAGATCGATTGGCATGTCGCCTGGACCGGTGGCCCGTGCGCTGTTGTCAGTTGCGTGGGCGAGGCGCTTTCTTTCATAGGAGC